CTGAGCGTGATCGTCATGCACTCGGCGGTTCAGACCGAGCTGCAGATTCTCAACCTGATCGACTTCACTCCGCTGGCTGACCAGATTCCTGAATTCGGTCGCTTCCAGGGTATGCGCGTAGTGGTTGACGACGGCATGCCGGTCATCACCGGTACGCCGAACAAGTACCTTTCCGTGATCTTTGGCCCTGGCGCTCTTGGCTTTGCTGAGCAGCAGCCTGAAGGCGAAGACGGCCTGGAATACGAGCGCGCACCTGATCGCGGCAACGGTGGCGGCACTGAGACTCTCTGGACGCGCCGCAACTTCGTGATCCATCCAATGGGCTACTCGTTCAACGGCACCACCATCACCGGCACTCCGACCACCACCCGCCCAATCTCGGCGAACTGGTCTGATCTGGCCCTGGCTGCCAACTGGACCCGCAAGCTGGCACGCAAGCAGATCCCGCTTGCATTCATCACGTCGACCGTATCGGCCTGAACATGACCCGGCCTTAGCGGGCCGGGCACCCGGAGGATAAAACCATGGCTGTTGAAAAAGACAATCACATCGACCCTGAGCTGAAGGCTCGCTGGGGCTTTGGCGGTACTGAAGGCAACATCACCGTCGGCCCAGAGACTGTCGGCGAGACTGGCGGGGTTGATCATGCTCGCACTCGCAACGATGAGCTGGGCGGGCGCAACAATGGCGGCGGCGCTGATTCTGATGAGCTGCGAACTCAGGTGCTTGATCTTCAGGGTCAGCTTACGCAGGCCCAGGCTGATCTGGCTGCTGAGCGCGAAAAGAACGCCGACCCCCGTGATAGCCTGACCATCCCGGAAATCAAAGAGCAATTGGACGCCAAGGAAGTTAAGTATTCGTCCACTGCCAACAAAGCCGAGCTGCTGGAGCTGCTCAAGGCTCAGCCAGCTACCCAGGAGTAACACATGCTCATCATCGAAGACGGCACCGGCAAGCCTGATGCTGAATCGTTCGCCTCGGCCGAAAGCCTGGTGATGTACGCGGGCAAGTTCGGCCGCACCATTCCAGCGACCGAGCCGGAACAAGAGGCCCTGCTGCGCCGTGCAGCCGTCCAGATGATGGCGTTGACCTGGAAAGGCAGTAAGTCGAATCCGAGACAGGGATTGTCTTGGCCTCGGCGCGGCGCCCAGGTAGACGGCGAGATCCTTTCGCCGACCTACATCCCGGCCCGCATCGAATACGGACAGATGGCGTTGGCGGTTGAGATCTACGCAGACGACATCGACCCACCATCACAGCGTACCGGCGCGGTCGTCAAAGAGCGCGTAGAGGGTGCTGTTGAAGTGCAGTACGCAGAAGTCAGCAGCAACAGCGGCTATTTGCTCCCCGCAGCACCTGATCGCCCAAGCGCGACCCAGTTCGCCGATTACCTTGCCCGCCGAGGGCTATTCGCCATAAGGGCCTGAGCATGAGCGCTTTCTACGACCGCATGGCCGCCACTGCTTTGCGGCTGATTGAGCGCTTCGGCTTGACTGCCACATTGAGCGAAGTTACGCCCGGCGAGTACGACCCTGTCACGGGCGTCGAGACGGGCGGGGCAACACTCACCCAAACCGGCCAACTGATCCTGCTGGACTACACGGCGCAGGAGGCTGGCATCATCAATGCCGCTGGCTCGCTCGTTCAGCAGGGCGACAAGAAAATCATGCTCGCCGCCAAAGGGCTGGCCTGGGCCCCGACGATGACGACGACCATTCTTGCTGACGGCCTGACGTGGACGATCATCAACATCAAATCCACCAATCCAGCCGGTACGCCGCTGGTCTACGAGCTTCACGGGAGGCGCTGATGAGCTTTGAAGACGACATCAAGCGTGCCACAGCAAAAATCAGAGCCTCCCACGATGCCACGGTGCGCGGAACGACCATTGCGCTGTTCAATGCCGTCATCATGGATACGCCGGTCTTGGACGGCAGACTTCGCGGAGACTGGCAAACCTCTGTTGGCCAGCCTGCATCAAGCGAGAACGGCCGAGTTGATACAGTCGGATCGGCAACCAATGCGGAAGTCACGGCGAACACGCCTCCCGGCGCCGGCCAAGAAACCTACCTGACCAACAACATGCCCTACGCGTACAAAATCGAGTACGAAGGCTGGTCCAAGATTAAAGCGCCGCAGGGCATGGTCCGTCGCAACGTTGACCGATTCCAGCGACTGATAGATGAGCAAGCCAGGAAGAACAAGGTATGAGCGAGCTGAAAGTAAACGCTGCGCTTGTATCGGCCTACCTCGCCACCGGGATAATCCCGCAAGCCCGTACGGCATTCGAGGGCGTGAGCTTTGAGCCCAAAGCCGGGCAGACCTGGGCAAGACTGACAAACCTCATCTCCTACCGCGAAAAGGTAGGCATGGCGTCGGGCGACTCCAGCGAGGTCGGCGGTATTCTGCAGATCGACCTGCGCTACCCGAAAGGGGTCGGAACCGGCCCGATGCTCGCTGACGCAGACACGCTCATGCGCCTGTTTGATCCGCCCAAGGCGCTCATCTACGAAGGCCAGAAGGTCAAGATCCGCCGCGTACAGCGCCGCGCGATCAGCGTCGAGGACATCTGGCAGACAGTGTCCGTTGACGTCTACTACTGGGCAAACATCGTCCAACCCTAATTCTGCAACCCCTCGCCGCCTTGCGGCTACATCCAATGTCCTTTGGAGGACTACCCATGCCCGTTAATACCGCAGCCGGCGCACGATTCAGCATCGGCACCAAAACCCCGATGGCAACCGCCGTCGCTTACGCCGCAGACACCTGGGTCGAAGTGGCCGAGGTCGAAAACCTCGGTGAGTTCGGCGATCAAGTCTCGTCCGCCACCTTCACCGCGCTGGCAGATCGGCGAGTGCGAAAGTTCAAGGGCACCTACGATGCCGGCGACATGACCCTGACGCTCGGCTTCGACTCTGGCGATGAAGGTCAGGATGCGCTGAACGTTGCGCTCAAGGATGAGTCGAGCGGTGACTACAACTTCAAGGTTGAACTGGAAGATGGCGACATCTTTTACTTCGCCGGCAAGGTGATGTCCCGCCGTATCGCGACTGGTGGCGCCGCTGACATCGTGAAGGCGAGCGTCTCGATCGCGATCAACAGCGAAGTCCTGGAAGTCGAGCCAGTTGTAACGCCGTAAACCAACCCCTTTTACTGCCCGCCACTGTGCGGGCTTCTTTTTGTCTGGAGATTCACTGAATGAGCACCAAAGCCGAAAAAGCAGCTACCGAAGCAGTCGCTGAAAAACCGTTTTCCATGGCTGATTTCTATACTCTGGGCGCCCTTGAAAAGGGCAAAAAGCTGCCGCTGACCCTGCCGGATGGTACTGAAACCGAACATTACCTGATGGTGATGGGCTCTGATGCTCCCGCTGCTCGAAAGGCCCTGCTTGAAGCGAGCCGCATGTTGCGTGGCGAAGCCAAGGAGAAGATGTCTGTCGACGCCGAGGCTGAGCTCGCCCAGCGCGCCAACCTCCATTACCTATCCGTGCTGGCCTTCGACTGGAGCTTCCCGGTCCCTTACACCAAGGAAGCCGTCACTGAGCTTCTGCTGAACAACCCTGGCCTGTCGCTCGAAGTAGAGAAACTGGCGAGTGACCGTACCCGTTTTTTCGCGAAAGACTCGCCAGCCTCCTAAGCAGCTTCGAGGCCGACCTAAAGCTTCGCCGGGTGCCTGAGGGTGCGGATATCTCGATCAGGGAAATACTGATTAGAGAGTTTGAGCGTACCGGCAAGAAACCGGCCCAGCTGGACTACGAGGCCATCCCGTTCGGCATGGAATACCTGGTGGGGCTTTTCTGGGAGTGCAAACTTTCCAGTGAGTCGCTCACCTGGGCCGAACTGGAATCCTGGCTGCGCATGAGCGAGCGCGAGCTTGAGTTCGAAGAGAAGCGGGCTCTGATGCAGATGGAAGGGATTCGGCTCAGGGTCTCACAGACTCCGTTGACCGAGGCTGAGACGGCGGCAGCGAACAAGACGCTGACCAAAGACAGGCTGCGGGCAGCGTTACGGGCGGCAGGAAAGCGGGCCAAGTAAGCTCGGCGGCCTCGGCACTTTGGCCCCTCCCCTCAATAGTGGTAGATTGCCGGTATTGAATGGGGAGGGTGAGAAATGTCGGCAGTTAAATGCAGGGAGTGCGGCGCGCAGTTAAGGGTAAAGGCTAGCATCTGCCCGGCATGCGGAGCAAAGCTGTCACGGAAAGCGAAGGTGTTGGCTTGGGCTGCGCTTGCACTGATCGCTCTTGTAGTCCTGAAAGGCGTCTTCAGCGAAGAGCCTGCGAACACCGCAGCACAAAAAAGCACTCCGATGGATATCGCGGAGGCTGTGGCTGCAGGTCAGCCAATGCCGGAGCTGAGTTCTGGTCCGGCGCCGATTAGAAGTGGCGCTCTCGACAGTTACACGAAAGCTACGCACCCAAAAATATATGCAAAATGGGGCGCCGAAGGAGCAAAGAAAATTGAAGCCCATCAGAAGCTTGCCGCAGACTTTATAGCAACATCTGGCAGGTGTGACGCAGTTTCAATAGCCGGCCTATTCGAGCAGCGTAGCAGTCCACCCTCGAACATCGTGGTTTTCGTAGATTGTGAAAACGGCCAGCGGTTCTATATCGGGCCGAATGATCTTGGCTCTCCACTGCAGTCGGAGGCCGAGCGGGCATTGAACAAAGAGTCAGCTATTTCAATTTGTCGAGAATCGGTGAGAGCGGCCGCAAAATTCCCATCGTCTGTGAGCTTTAGCGCCTTCGGTACGGCGGCAGAAACCAACAAAACAACAGGCGGTACCACGGTCTATATGGACTTTGAATCGAAGAACAGGATTGGAAATTTAATACCGCAGCGAGCTACGTGCGTATTCCCTGTTAGCGGAAAGCCAGAGCTGCGAGTCAGCAACAGATAGCGCCGAACAACACCAACAAGCCTCGCCAAGTGCGGGGCTTTTTTTCGACTGGAGAAAAGTATGCGGCCCCAAGATTTCTATGTGAGGCAGAGGGCGGAAGAGGGGCGGCGCGTCGATCTATCAAATCCTGACGGAACACCTAGTGGCCACTGGATGGTTATCAGGTCTGTTCTCTCAATCCAGTACGAAGAAGCATTCAAGCAGATCAGCCGTGCCGCGCTAGACGAGGTCACGCAGATCGCAAGTGCTGGAGACGGGGCGGCAATGACGCTGATGACCAAGACGCTCGCGCGAAGCCGTAAGGCCCGGCTCGTCGCGTCACTCATCGCCGACTGGTCGCTTGATTGCGACTGCTCAGAGCAAGAAAAAACCCGACTCCTTGTAAGCGCCCCGCGACTACGGCGCCAGATCGAGCGCGTCAGTGAAACAATATTCGTAGCTGGAGCCGGTCATGACTGAATACGCAAAGCTGGTTATCTCGGTAGACAGCACCCAGGCAAAGAAGGCAGACAATGATCTAGGGGCGCTCGACAAAAGCGCGTCACGCCTCACGTCCGGTCTTGGCAAGATGATTGCCCCGCTGGTTTCTGTCGCCGCTGCTATGGCCGCGCTGAATAAAGCATCCGACGTTCAGCGTCAGTTCGACGTGCTCAATGCTGGCCTTATCACTGCCACCGGGAGCAGCGAGAAGGCAGCCAGCGCTTTTAAGGCTCTGCAAGAATTTGCTCAAAAAACACCGTATGACTTGAATCAGGCGGTCAAAGGCTTCACGCAACTGGTAAACCTTGGCCTGACCCCGTCAGAAAAGGCCTTGATGTCCTACGGCAACACTGCATCGGCCATGGGTAAAGACCTCAATCAAATGATTGAGGCGGTCGCTGACGCAGCAACAGGCGAGTTTGAGCGCCTGAAAGAATTCGGTATTAAGGCCAAAGTAAGCGGCGACCAGGTATCGCTCATTTTCCAGGGCGTGACGACGAAGGTCGGCAATAACGCAAAGGAAATTGAAAGTTTTCTTATCAAGCTGGGAGAGACAAAGTTCGGCGACGCCATGTCGCTGCGGATGGCGACACTAGACGGAGCTGTATCCAACCTTGGCGACACCTGGGAAAACACCTTTCGTCTTGTAAATGACGCCGGGCTTGGCGATGTAATGAGAGAGTCCGTCAATGACGCTGCGGAAGCGCTTGGTGAACTCAATAACATGCTCGCATCCGGGGAGATGGAAGGCTACCTGGAGGCCTCGTCTATCGCATGGTCTGAATGGGCGATTGACATAACGGAATCGATCCGCCAAGTAAGTGTTTTCCTTGATGGCACATGGGACGAGTGGGGCGAAGGTGCAAAAGACGCATCGAAGGGTATGTACCTTGGATTCAAGGAGTTCCCTGCCGAGATTCGCGCCTATTTCCAAGAGGCCGCTGTAGAGGCCATTTCCTTTGTTGATCGCCTGGTTGCTCAGGGCGCGTACGCGAAAGACGCCATTGCCGCAATATTCGATAACACCACGCTGGATGACGCACGCAAGAAGTATGACGCGACGGTGACCGTGTCGAACCAAGTCCGTCAGGACATGATTGATGACATCTCACAAGAAAAAGACGCGACGATCAACGCAGTAAACGAAAAGATCGAGTCATCGAAAGGGCTTCGCCACGAATACGACCTTCAGCAAAAGGCCGCCAAAGCCTTAACCGCTGATCGCCTAGCGCAGTACAAAACCAAGGGTGACGGCTCCAGCGCCTCATCTTCTTCGGCAGTCGAAAAGGCAGCAAAGGCAGCTCAGTCGCTTGTCGCCACCCAGGCAAAAGCGGAAAAGTCATTCCTTGCGACCACAGCAATAGTTGTCAGCTCCACCAACGCCATGGCTGACGCCTATCTATCGGGCGCCGACAACGTCCGCGAGCTGGCGATCCATCAGAAGATCGAAGAGGAGTTGCTGAAGACTGGTGTCGGTGCGCGGGACGCTGTCACTGCGGCAGTGAACCGCGAAGCCGATGCGAAAGATCGCTTGGACATCAATCAGTACATTGCCAACCTTCGCGTGGAGAATGCCAGTACGGTCGCCCAGGCCGCTGCAACCCTTCAAGGCAGAGACGCCCTTGAGTCATTCAACATCACCAAGGCAATGACCATTGCGCTGTCGGGTAAAAAGATTGCCACCGATAGCGTTGAATACAAGCAACTCCTGGAGCAGACAAAAGCCCAACTGGATGCCAACAAAGCGCTGGAGCAGGCCGGAAAGGTCGAAAGCATTGTTGAGCGACTGGATCCGCAGGTGAAGCTCCTTCGGGACTACACAGAGGAGCAGGAAGCACTTAACGCTGCAATCGCCCAAGGCACCGACAAGACGCCGCTGTATCAGGATGCCCTGGCGAAGCTCGGGCTGGAATATGAGCAGAACAAGGCATCTGCTACCGCGTGGGGCAAATTCACAGAGGGCGCAGTCGACCGAGTAGACGACGCATTTGCTGACGCCTGGAAGAACATCGACAAGGGCTTCAAAGGGTTTGCCGACAGCCTCAAGGATGGCTTCAAGCAGTTGCTGGCCGAGCTTGCGCATATGGCGATCACCAAACCGATCATCATGCAGATCGGGGCATCGCTGGGTGTGGGTGGACTGTCTGCTCAGTCGTCTGGGTTATTCGGCGGGTCGAGTGGTGGCGGTACCGATATTCTCTCGCTGGCCAAGGGCGCCAATCAGCTCTACAGCGTTGCCAACAGCGGCTTCGGGCAGGCTATTTCGTCCGGCTGGGCCTCTGGCGACGGACTGTTTGGCGGTCTGCAAAACGCGTTCAGCGGTGGCTATGGTTATGTTGGCAGTGCACTAGGGTTTGGCTCTGGTGCTGCAGGTGCCGCCGCGTCTTCCGGGATTGCCCAAGGAGCAGCCGCATACGGTAGTCAGTTCGGCACAGGTATTGGTGCCGTTTCGTTCCCTAGTGCTGCGGGTAGCGCAGCGGGTGGCGCAGCAAGCGGCGCCGCAAGTTCTGGCCTCAGTGGCCTGGGTGCTGCGGGCTATGGTATTGGTGGCGCGCTGTATGGTTATTCACAAGCGGGGCTGAAAGGCGCTGCCACCGGAGCCGCCGGGGCCGTTGGCGGAGCCTATGCTGGTGCCGCTATCGGTTCTGTTGTTCCTATTATTGGCACCGCTATTGGTGCAGCAATAGGCGCTGTGCTGGGCGGGGTTGTTGGTGGGTCACTGTTCGGCGGTGACTGGCAAACCAAGGATCAAGGCCTCTCGCTGGGTGTCGAAAATGGCGATTTCGCGGGCCAGCAGTTCGAGTACCAGAAGAAAAAGGGCGGCCCGTTCGGCAAGAACAAGAAGCGCACCCGGCTGTCTGCGCTTGACCCTCAAATGCAGTCAGCTCTCGATGCAACGTATGACGCTACTGAAGGATCTGTGCTTTCGTTGTTTGATCGACTTAATGTCGAGCTTAACGATGGCGTCCTCGATGGGCTGAATGTTGCTTCAACCAAGATCAGCACCAAGGACAAGACGGCTGAGCAGATCCAGGAGGAAATCGCCAAGTGGTTTGGTGGTGTGGCGGACTCGATGGTTTCCGCTGTGGATGCGGCAACCGGTGCAGGCCTCGGCGGCTTCAACTTCGAGAGCCTGACGACGTTCGTCAATAATCTGTACGGCGTCAACGAGGCCATCCGCTACCTCAATGTGGGCATGTTTGACCTGTCGGTGTCGGGCGGCAAGATGGCTGAGCAACTGTCGGCCATGGCGGGTGGTTTGGATGCGCTGAAAGCGTCAAATGCCACCTACTACGACAACTTCTATAGCGACGCTGAGAAAGCCGACGATAGCCTGGATGCGGTCTCCCGACAGTTCAAGGCGCTGAATATCGCATTGCCGGAAACCCGCGATGGTTATCGGAGCATGGTCGAAGCGTTAGACCTGACCACCGAATCGGGTCGGGCGATGTACGTCACGCTTACCAGCCTGTCCGGGAATGCGGCTCAAGCCTATTCGATCCT